TGGTAACTCATTAAGCTGTTTTTCTATCCTTCATCATGTTCATAAGTTGCATAATACCTTCCGGTAATTCACTTACTCTCATCATAGTTTCATCTTCAAAACCTAATTTCATTTGATCAAATAAATATTCTTCAAAAGTTCCTTTATAGCCTCCCTCAACAGCCTTACGAAATTTTTTTAAAAGCTCCTCTTCAAAAGCTCCTGCTACTTCTACCTCTCTAGCTTTAAGAGATCCTTCTTCTGTTTTTGGTTTTGACATCTTTCTGTCTGCCATCAAAGATTTTGTCATCTCCTCCATAGAAGGCATTTTATCTGACATAGCCATTATGTTCTTCTTCCTGCTCCAAAACCTTTTGTGGTAATCAAGCCGCTGTTTGGTGATTTGTCGATTGCAACAGTTTTATCTTTTTTTGTCATTTCTGCTTTTACTTCGCCGCCAGCCTGCATGCCTTTAGCTTTTAATTTTGCTGTAGCCTCTGCGAGACCACCATCTTTCATTGTAACCATTTTTGTTGTATCTTCGTACCCCGGTACGCTAAATAAATCTTTCATTAGTAATACTCCCTTTGTTCCCTTTCCACGGGTTCATCGTAATAGTCATCGGGAAGTTTTACAAAGTTGCCTTGACGATATCTCATGAGAGCTTGCGTAGTTGAATCTACGTAGTCATCATGGTCGCCAAAAGGGAACGCCGCACACTCCTCTATAACGTCCTCGGCCCATCTTTCATCTGGTACCCAAACTTGGCCAGACTCAAACATAGGCGCTACTGAATTAACCCTTACATGTTTATCATTACCCCTGCTCGGTGTAAAGTTAACAACAGGTATTCCAGACGATCTTAGCTCATCTGTCAACGGAAGTCCAGAAGCTTTTGCTTCCACGATCACCGTTTCGGGTTCCCAGTATTTGTATTTATCCATAGCGATTTTTTTAAGTTCTGTAAACTCCCATCTTCCTTTTTCTGCATCTAGTAATATTATTTGCGGATTACCTTTGCTTGGATGACTGAACACACCCCAAGTTGTAATAGCAGAATAGTCAGCCGTTTCTTTTTTACTAAATGCTGTATCATAACTTTGTATCACATGTATTAAGTCTGGCACATCATCCTCGTCCCAAGGTTGCCACCATTCACGTTTAATAATACTACCTTCTTCAGAGGTTGGATTCTGTTGCCACTGTGCTTGCCACTTCTGTTCTGTAAGAGAAGCTTTAGTTGTTTGTAACGTATCAATGTCCCAGTATTCTGGCCAGATAGGTTTTTGACTTGGTAATATAGCAGGAAACTCAATCAGCTCCCATTGGTCTGCCTTTGGTTCTTTTGCTTGTGCATCTATCAATCTGCCTGTCAAATCCTTTACACCCCAACGTGTCATGACAATGACGATTGCACCGCCCGGCTGTAAACGTTGTCTAGGTCCAGAGGTATACCACTCGTATGCATTGTCAAAAGCTGTAGTAGATAATGCATCTTGTTCCGAATGCGGATCATCAATGATAAGTAAGTCTGCACCACGACCAGTAATACTTGATCCAACACCCGCCGCAAAATACTCACCGCCTTTGTTGGTTTCCCATCTACCTGCCGCTTTACTGTCAGCAGATATAGCAACCTCATCAAAGACTTGTTTGTACATTTCACTGTCAATTAGGTTTTTCATCTTACGTCCAAACCTTACAGCTAGTTCTGTATTGTGTGTGGTCTGTATAATCTTTAACTTGGGATTATTCCCAACTAACCATGACGGAAATAAGAATGATGCAAACTCTGACTTTGT